ACAGCACTAGAGCCAGTAGACTTTAGCTTTAGTACTTATATTCGTCCACGTGACATTGTAAGTGCTAGTGGAAGCGTAAATGTTGATGCTGAAGAAAAAGTTTTGTGGAACGCAATGTTTGGTTATGGTGACATTGGCGCTACCGGTGCTGCATGGACTAATAGCACACTAGTTAGTGGTGCTAGTGCTGGACCTGCTACTGTTGCTCTTACAAACTCAAACAAAAACCAACTACTACCATTTGGTATGATCATTTGTTTTGATGACTCTACTTTCGTAATCGACAATTGCGTTATGGATTCAGCTACAGTTGATTTTGGCCTAGATACTATTGCTGCAGTTCAGTGGGCTGGTAAAGCAAGTAATATTCGTCAGTTTGATAAAACTACACTTACAGATGGTACTACAACAGTTACAGCTACTGCTGCTGGTAGTAGTAACACAATCTTTATCGGTACTGCACTTAAGAAAATAGTAGATGCTCCTTACTTGGCTAATAAACTAAGTACACTAACACTATTTGAAGATATTAGTGGTGCTACCACTAGTTATCAAATTGCCCTAACTGGTGGTTCACTTACACTAGCAAATAATGTAACCTACTTAACACCAGCTAATTTAGGTGTTGTTAATAAGCCAATTACATATTTTACAGGTACTCGTGCTATTAGCGGCTCAATTAATGCTTACCTACGTACTGGCAGTGGCAGTGCTACAGCTTTGTTAAATTCAATTTTAACTAAGAGTCTTACTGACGTTAATCCTGCATTTAACGTAAAACTAAGTATGGGTGGTGCTGCAAATGCCGCTACTAGAGTTGACCTAGTAATGCCAGCTTGCGTACTACAGGTTCCAACAGTAGCTACTGAGCAAGTTATCTCCACAACAATTGGATTTACTGCACAAGGTAGAACTGGTACTGCGTTTGATATTGGTTCAAACAACGAAATCGAAATTCGCTACTACGTTGCTGATAAACAAGTTTAATTAAACAGCAAAAACAATCGCCGGGCATTAGTGCCCGGCATCTTTTAAACATATAGGTAATTATGTCCACATTTTCACTAAAAAAACTATTAGTACCTTCAAAGCCACTTGAAGTTGAGTATCCAGGAATGCCTGAGTTTAAAATTCAGCTAGCTTTCCTATCTCGTGAAACTCTACAATCAATTCGTAAAAAAGCTACTAAAACCACTTTTAAAAATCGTCAACCAGTTGACGAACTCAATGATGACCTTTTCTTAGAGCTATATGTAAAATCTAGTATTAAAGGTTGGTCAGGACTTAAACTAAAGTATGTTGAGCAACTAGCTCCTATTGACACCACAGGTCAAGACTTGGAAGCAGAGCTTGAGTACAATGAAGAAAATGCTCTGCAGCTAATGAAAAATTCTACAAACTTTGATGCGTTTATTAGCGAACAGGTAACAGACTTGGGAAACTTTTCCACGAACAAGTAACGGAGATTAACAGCAACATTAATAATTATTTTCAAAATAGCGATGTTGGTGTAACCAGAGAACAGTATTTTGAAATGTGCGAAATGCTTGGTGAACAACCCAGTGATGAGAATATTCCAGTAGAAATTGAAGACTTTCCTGATTTAGTAGTGCAATGTTTTATTATATACAGAACACTGGCTGATATTTGGGATACTATGAATGGTAATTACTTAGGTAAAGACTACAGTCTGCTATTTAAACTACTAGACTTGTATAATTTTGAACAGTGTGAGCATTTATTAGCACTGCAATTTATACAAGAAATGGATGCTTGTCGAGCAAAAATTATTAGTGAAAAGCTAAAAGCAAAAACCGAAAAAAAGCCCTAGTATATTTTGTACTAGGGCTTTTTTATTGCTGTAAATTTTATAGTTGACAAGTTGTTGCCCCTGTGTTATAATCGTGTTTAAAGTAAAACTGCCTTAAAAATTTTTTAATGCAGACTGAGTTGATACTAGGAGATGTAATGTCTACACAGAATACAACTACGCATAATGTAGAAGTTACCGATAATGGCTCTACCGCGAATGTTATTAAAAACATTGAAACGCTTATTAAGAGCTTAAAAGCTGCACAACAACAGGCTACATCTACTATGTCTGCTGCTAGTGCACCTGCTCCAAGAGCTAGTGCGCCTGCTCCAAGTAGTGCTGCTACTGGAGGTACTGCAGGTAGTCGTGCAGTAGCAGATAGCATGATGAGTGGTAGTGCTTATGGTACACTACGTGCTACTGGTAGCGGAACTGGTGCTGCTGCTAGAGATTTTGCTAAAGAATCCCAAGGTTTGGGTGGATTAGTTCGTCTGTATGCAACATATGCCGCTAACGTGTTTGCTGTTAGTGCTGCATTTAGTGCACTTAGTAGTGCCATGAATACCACTAATATGATCAAAAGTTTAGATCAATTAGGTGCTAGTAGTGGTAAAAATTTAGGTACTGTAGCGCAAAATATTGTTAGGCTAACAGACGGAGCAATTAATTTACGCGATAGTATGCAGGCTGTAGCACAAGCAAGTAGTGCAGGTATTGCTAGTAAAGATATTGAGCGTTTAGCTATGGTAGCTAAAAATGCCAGCTTAAGTCTGGGCATTAGTATGCCTGATGCATTAAGTCGTTTAAGCCGCGGTGTTACAAAACTAGAACCTGAGTTACTAGACGAATTAGGATTATTTACTAAAATTGGGCCTGCTACAGAAACTTACGCTAGAAGTATTGGTAAAACTGTTAGCTCTCTTACAGACTTTGAAAGACGTCAAGCATTTACTAATGCAGTACTTAAAGAAGGTGAAGAAAAGTTTTCAGCACTTGGTGATGCTGTAAATGTAAATCCTTATGATAAATTAAAGTCTTCGCTAGAAAATTTAGCGCAAAAAGGCCTAGAAGGAGTTAATACTGTACTAGGTCCTATAGTAAAGCTATTATCAGAAAGTCCCGTGGCTTTAACACTTGCTGTGGGAGCACTAGGAGTCGCACTTGTTAAGCAAGCATTACCTGCCCTAGGACAATTTAAGCAAGGATTAGCTGATACTGCTGCTACTGCTTTACAAAATAAAGTAGACAAAGCAGCAGCTGCAGATTTAGCTAAGTTGCAACAAACAGAAAGTATTAAAAAAGCAGCAGATGACAGAGCTAGTGCTGAAGTAGATAAATTAGTTGCTGCGGAAAAAAGACTACAAGATCTTAAAGATGCTGGTTTAGTTAAGTTAAAAAAAGGCAAAGATATTTTAGCAAAAGATCTAGAGAGTATTAATGATAAAGATTTAGCCTATTTTCAAAAGAAAGCTGATAATGCAAAAAATCCTGCAGAAAAACAAGGTTGGTTAGATGTTAAACAGTCTATTATTGATGCCCAAACAGCAAATAATGATTATACTAAAGCAGTAGAAAAAAATACAGCAGACATTACAGCTGAAAGAAATAGTAGTTTTAGTGTTTATGGTGCAAATATTCGAGCAGCTGAAGCTGCAGAAAAAAATGCAGAAAAAGCACGTATTATTAGCAATGCAAGTCAACAAGCTAGTTTAGTTGGTATTACAGATGGTTGGAGACTATTAAACGCTGAAATTGCTGCATCACCACAGCAATTTAGTGCACTTGAAAAAGGTATGCTTAGAATTCGTGGTGCTTTTGCTATACTTGCTGGAGCAGCTAGTGCTTTTGGAGCAGCACTAAATACTGCGCTAAATGTAATAGGCGTAATAGTTACTGCTTTTACAATACTAGATACCCTATTTAGTAAAAATGCTAAACAAATGTCGGATTATAGCAGTGCTATAGATTCTGCAGAAGAGTCAGTAGCAAATGTTGCTAGAACTATAGATATACTGTATAAAACTAGTTCTGGTAATCCAATGAGTATTAAAGGCATTAATGCTTTAGCTAATGCCTTTCAAGAAGTAGCTAGATCTGCAGAAGATGCTGCTAAAAAAGCAAATACAGCAAAAGAAACTATGGGCTGGTGGGAAAATGTAAAAGATACTATAGCTAGCGGCTTTGGTGGTGGTGTTGACAAAAAATTAGCTGAAACTTTAGCTAGTCAAATACAAAACAGTTTTAAAATACTAGATAGTGCTGGCATGGGTGATCAAGCTCGTGAAGAACTTAAAAAAACTCTAGGTGTAGAAAGCGTAGATTTTGAAAGTTTAAGACTAGCCATATTAAAAGTAGGAACAGATGGCGTTCAACCAACTATAGATAAGTTATTAGAGCTTGCTCGCAGTTTAAGTAATACTGATAGTAGAACACAAAAGTTTAAAAGTACACTAGATAGTACAAATAAATCCTATAAAGACTATTTAATTAGTATAGCTAGTTCAGATCCCCTATTTAAACTAGGCGATAATGTTAATAATTTAGCTATATCAATGCGAGATTTAAGAGATAATGGTATTTTAGGTGTAGTTGCTGCAATGAATGAACTTGCCGATTCACCTGAAAAAGTAGCATTTCTTGGTCCTAAATTTACTGCTGGATTACTTGATATAAAAGATGCTCTTGCTGAAGATACCAAAATGCTTAAAGCATATCAAGGCGGATTGCAGCAAATAAATAAAGATATTGAAAAGTTTCAAGAAAGCGATGCATTTAAAAGTAATCAACAAGCAGTAGCAAGTGGATTTATTAGTCAAAGAAAAGCTGATGAACTAGCAGGACCTGAATATGCTAAACTTAAACAAACAAAAGCAACATTAGAAGAACAAATAAAAATTACTGCTGATAGTCAAAGCTTCAAGGATGCTCAAAGAGTATTTAACATAGGTGTTGATGACGGTTTTAAACAAGGCAGTAAACTTATTGAAGATGCACTTAAAAATGGTGCTGAGTTAAATGCTATTAAAATTGCTAGAGCTAATGCTCAAGGCTTAACTGGCGAGCGTAAAGCTGTAGTAGAGGGCAAATTAGCACAACAAGAAATTGACATTAGACTTAGAGCTATTAAAAATAATATTGATTTAATACTAAATCAAGATAAATTAATAGCTGCTATTGAAGAAAATAGTGCTGCAACTGCACTTGATACTGCATCGCGTGAAGGCAAGTCAACAAAAGAGGCAACCGATCGTTTAGATGCTGCCAAAATTGTTAGTATGGTATTAGCAGACAAAACAAAAAATGGAGTTCCTGACTTTAAAGGCGGCATAGACAAGGCAATGCGTGAACTTGCCTCATATGAAAATGCGCCAAGTGCTCAAGCTAAAATGTTGGCACAATTAAAACTTGGACAACGCGAAGGAACCTACGCTAGTTTGCGACAAGCTGAAGCTGACATGAAAGCTCAAAGTAAAGTTGCTGCTAAAGGTACTGAATTTGCAAAAATTGCTGGTAGAGCAGAAGATGATCAACGTGTATTAGCTATACAAGGTGAAATTAAACAATTAGAAGAACAACGACTAGGATTACGCAATAGTATTGCAGGAGTTACTAGTAAAGAGATGGTTGATTCTGAAATTTTAAAAACTAATGCAATACTTGCAAATAAACAGGCTAAAGAAAATAGAGCAGTAGAAGCTGCTATAGAAACTGCTAAAGCTAGCAAAGACAAAGACGAATTAGCAGTACAAGAAAAGCTACAAAAATTAGTAATAGACAGACAAGTCGTAGAAAACGACTTAAAAGCTGCACAAGATCGCCAAAAACTTTTACAAGCAGAACTAGATGCTAGTGCTAAAATTTTTGAACTTAATAAATCTTCTCGTCAAGTAGAAAGCGAAAAGGCCAGCGCTGCGCTAGAGGTTGATAACGCAAGAATTAGTGCGTATGCTAGTATATTTGAAAATTCCAAGGAGTATACAAATAGTCTGCAAAATCAAAATGAATTGTCAAAGATTAGTCAAGATTATAATAGTAAAATTGCTGAAGAAAATGCTAGTATTGCTGAAAAACGCAAAGAAGCTCAACTTAAAATTAGTAAACTTTCCGCAGGCGAAGAAGATGCAGTAACAGCAATAAGTGACGAATTACAACGACAAGAAAAGTTAAGTAAAAATGCTATAGCAATATTAGGTACAGATAAACAAAAACGTCAAGATATACTAGAAATTACTAAAAAGCAACAAGCTGTACAGGTAGCTATAGATAAAGTTAATAAGGCTTATGAGCTACAAAGATCAAAAGCTGAACTAGAAAATACTCTTGCAAATAATAGGCTAGAAATTGAACAACTTAGACTAGATGTACAAAAAACATATGCTCGTGAATTTGATACTTATATTATTAAACAACAAACTGCACTTGAGTTACAAAAAGCTGAGTTAAGTACTGCACAACAAATAGCAGCACTTCAAGCCGATTTAGTTAATAAAAAGAAAGTTTCTGATGCAAAAGTTACTGCTTTTGCAGGAGCAGGAGCATCAAAAGCAGAAGTTACAGGACTACAAGGTGGAGAAACCGAGTACCTAAAGCAACAAACCGAACTAACCGCTGATCAAACAACAAAATTACTAGCAAATTTAGATGTTACTAAACAAAAATTAACAGTTCAACAAAGTTTAACACTTGAACAAACTAAATATAATGAAAAATTAGCACTAGCTAATGAACTATCTACAAATTTAAAAGATACTTTTGGTTTATTTGGTGACAAACTCAAAGCAGTTGGTGAAAATTTAGGCAGTATAGTTAGTACACTAACTGAAGGCAGTGTTAGACAAGAAAAATTTTCTAAAGGACTAATAGATGATCAAAAGAAATTACAAGAACTAAAAGGTAATAGTGGTGCAGACGAGCAGCAAATTATTGATCTACAAGGTAAAATAGCAGATGACACAAAGAAAAATAATAAAGAACAACTAAAAGGTGACTTAGCTACTATAAGCTCTACTAAAAAGTTATTTAAAGAAAAAACTGCAGCATATAAACTATTTGCCGCAGTAGAAAAAGGATTAGCATTAGCACAATTAGCTACAAATGCTATGGTATTAGCTAGCAAGTTAACTACTGAAGCTGGTGTAACTGCTGCACAAACTGCAGGCACTACTGCTCGTATACCTGCATATATTACTGATATATATGGTCAGACCTTAGGTAAACTACCTATGCCTTTTGGCGCTATAGCAGCAGCAGGTTTAATTGCACTATTGCTATCTTCTTTTGGAGGTGGTAAAAAATCAGCAGGATTTGGTGGAGTTACAGCAGCTCAGCGTCAAGAAACCCAAGGTTCTGCTATGGGTTACAATGCTGATACAGGTGAAAAAATACAAGTTCGTCGCGGCGTACTTGGCGACGAAACAGCAAAAAGCGACTCAATTCAAAATTCACTAGATTTAATTGCTAAAAATAGTGTAGATGGCCTAGATTATGATAACAGAATGCTTAATGCATTGCGTGATTTAAAATCTGCAATACAAGAAAGCTCAAAAGCACTATTTGGTATTAAAGGTCTACGTAGTGGTAGTGGCTTTGGTACTCAAGAAGGTACAAATACTGGTGGTGGTTTCCTAGGAATTGGCGGATTGTTTAGTAAGTCAACAACTCAAACTATTATAGACAGCGGACTACAACTAAAAGGTACTTTTTTAGAACTTGCTAAAACTGGTGGTGGTTTAATTAATACTTTTGAAGTAGTAAGCACAACTACTAAAAGTAGTGGATTTTTTGGGATTGGTGGCAGCACCAGAACTAGTCAAGGAACTAACTATAAAGCTTTAGGTATTACAGACCCTAAAGCTGAAAAAGCTTTACGAGATTCTTTTTCTTATGCAGCTAATTTGCTAACTAGTATTGGTGAACAAGCTGGCAGATTACCACAAGAAATTGAAGCTGCTATGGCTGGTGTTAATGTTGACGAGTTAATTTCACTGCGTGGTTTAACTGGCGATGACTTTACCAAAGCCTTAGAAAATGTAGTAGGTGCTGTACTAGACGATGCCTCCTTTGCACTATTTAGCGAATTTGAAAAATTTGCTAAGTTTGGTGAGGGCATGCTAGAAACTGTGGTTAGAGTAGTAGACACTAATACTAAAGTAAATCAAGCCGTTAAAAATATTGGCACTAGCATTAGTGGTAAACTTACACAAAGTCTTGATGTTAGTCTTTTTGGTATTAAAGCCAGTGTTAACCTCTGGACTAATGATTACTCAAAACTTACCAATGACATTAGCGAAGCACTGGTAAAAAGCGCTGGCGGCTTAGATAAGTTTATAGATAAAGTAGAAAACTTTAGAACAAAGTTTTTAACTGAAGCAGAACGACTAGAACCTATTAGTTCAGCATATAGAAAAGCTTTAACTGATCTAGGATATAGTGCAGATATTAGTCGTGATCAATTAAAAGATTTAATTCAAAACTTTAACCTATTTGATCCTGCAGCAGGACGAGCCGGTAAAAGTGCTGAACAAACTTATATAGCACTACTTGATATTGCAGAAGGTTTTGATAAAGTTAATAGCTCTGCAGAATCTGTAAAAAAGGGTTTATTTGATAAATTAGCTGAGTTAACACTAACTGAAATAGAGTTACGTACCAAACAAATTAATTCGCTAGACGACAGCAATAAAATTTATCAACGTCAAATATACGCCTATCAAGACGCACAAAAAGCAGCTAAAGCTTATCAAGCTAGCCTACAAAATACTGTAAAAACACTTACTTCACAAATTACTACCTTAAATGACTATAAAACTTCATTAACATCTGGACCTAATACTACTCTTACTACTAGTGAGCAATATGCTGCTGCAAAAGCACAAGTAGATAGTTTAGTTACTACTATCAAGGATAGTAGTAAAACTCAGGCCGAAAGAGACGCTGCATTTGGTAAGCTAACTGGTGCAACTGATAGGTTCTTAGGACTTTCCAGAGAAATGTACGCTAGTAGCGAAGACTATACCAAAGACTTTGGAAAAGTTACAGATATTATAGATGAATTAACTAGAACATTTGGTACTCAAAAAACTACAGCTGAAGAACAGTTAACTACCTTGCAAAACAGTGAAACATATTTAGAAAGTATTGAGGAATCTAGTAAAACAACCGCTCAGTTAATGAAGGCATATAATGATGCAGTTAAAATTAGAACTGAGGTAACTACTACCAGCACTAGTGCTGGTGGTGGAACTACTGGTGGTGGAACTACTAGTGGTGGAAATACTGCTGTTACTACTGCTAAAGGTTTATTATTTAATGACGCTAATCAAATATTAGAGAATAGTTTTGGTCAATACTTAAACATGGTTGGGCGACCCAACGATTATGATCCATCTGATATTCAAGAACAACTTACTAAAGTTAGTACAGCGCTTACTGATTTTTTAAGTACTTATCAGTTTAGAGATCGTGGTAGTAACTTAATTGATACTAATACTCTTAAAGATATTATTGACTTAATTCAAGGAGATAAATCAAGCAGAGACCTTTTATTTAGAAATGCAACTGATAAATTAGCTGACAAATTTACTGCATTTTCAAATAGTAGTGGTGGTAGTGCAGATGCTATAGCAACAGCTAAAGCAGATCTTCAAGCGGCTCTAACTACTTATGATAAATTTGCACAATACAAAAGTGCCGCAATTACTGGGTTAGATTCAACTACACTTGAAAAAATTAAAACAGCTTTAGGAATAGGTACAACAAACAACGCTGCAAACAATAATACATCAGGTGGTGGAACTGCTGGTAGTAATGCAGCTTCTACTGCTAATAATAATAATGCAGCTAGTACTGCTGCTACAGTATTAACTACTGGGGCTAATACTGCTGCAACATCACTTACTAGCGGAGGTGCTGCAGCTGGAACAGCAATTACTGATGGTAGTGTTACTGCTGGAACAGCACTTACTGGTGCTGGTGTTACTGCTGGAACAGTACTTACTGGTGCTGGTACTGCAGCTGAAACAGCAATTACTGGTGCTGGTGTTACAGCTGGAACAACACTTACTGGTGCTGGTACTGCAGCTGGAACAGCACTTACTGGTGCTGGTATTACAGCTGGAACAGCACTTACTGGTGCTGGTGTTACAGCTGGAACAACACTTATTGACTCTTGTACTAGTGGTGCTGAGATTATTACAAATGCAGCAGAAACTTTTAATGATAAAATTAATGGAAATAACAATACGGGTACTAATGCTGCAACAGTAGATACTGGTACTAGTAGTATAACTGCAGAGTTCCGTACTGGTGATAGTAATGTAACTGCAGAGTATCTTACTGGTGCTAGTAATGCAGCTTCTACTGCTAATACTACTGCAGCTAGTACTGCTGCTACAGTATTAACTACTGGGGCTAATACTGCTGCAACATCACTTACTAGCGGAGGTGCTGCAGCTGGAGCAGCAATTACTGGTGCTAGTAATGCAGCTACAGAGAATCTTACTGGTGCTGTAGTTAGTGCTACAGAGAATCTTACTGGTGCTAGTAATGCAGCTACAGAGAATCTTACTGGTGTTAGTAATGCAGCTGCAGAGAGTCTTACTGGTGCTAGTAATGCAGCTACAGAAAATCTTACTGGTGCTAGTAATGCAGCTACAGAGAATCTTACTGGTGCTAGTAATGCAGCTACAGAAAAGCTTACTAGTGCTAGTAATGCAGCTACAGAGAATTTTACTGGTGCTAGTAATGCAGCTACAGAATTACTTGCTGGTGCTGGTATTACAACTGCAGAATCACTTACTGGCAGTGCTGCAGCTATTAAAGATGCAGGAAGTAGTTTTAGTGCAAAAAGTAGTGAGGGTATTGTTGATCTTCAAACTTTAGGTAATAATCTTGCAGATACTATTCAAACAAGCTTAGCTGGTGTAAATTGGGCAACAGTTTATACAAATATGGCTAACAGTTTAAACTCTGGTACTTCTCTTCCAATAACAATGACAGCACCAGGTGCAACAACTAGTCAGGTAATTGATTATAATAATCAAATAGTAGTTAGTGCTCTTGAGGAAGTTAAAGATGCTATTCAAGATGTTACAGCTGCTGTTAATACTAATACAGGTGCAACAATAGCTTCAAACCAAGAAAATGCTAATATTATTAGTGGTACTATGGAAAACGTAAGTGCTGCTGAAACTAATAGTTCTCAAACCTATAATTATGCTGTTAATCAAGGTAGTTTTGACAGTGGTAGTGGTTATGACGGTGGTGGTTATAGCTGGGACCTCGTCGGCGGCGGCGGTGGTGGCGGTGGCGGTTGCCCGGATCCTGCCACACCTATACTGATTAGTAAAAATGGAAATACTTGTCTTGCTGGAAAATTGAAAGTAGGCGATACAGTATGGACTAGGCACGAAATTACCGGAGTGTTTGATAACTATACAGTTACTTTTGTGGAAATTATTGAACAACCTCGAGTAAATATTCAATTTGATGATGGTACTGATATTATTGTTAGCGATACACACAAGTTCTTAATGCAGGATCTTGTATGGAAACAGGTATTCCAATTATTGCCCGGAGATGTTATCAAGGGATTAGATGTTGACAAAACAATTGTCAGCATGGAATCTTTAGGAGTTGGACCTGTAGTTAAGATCACAGTGGATCAAGCTCATACTTACATATCAGATGGATTGATTAGCCATAACATCAAAGAATACGAAAGCTGGAATTCGGTATTTTAATTTGTTTTCAATCAGATTTATGATAATAAAAATTAACTGTGGTAACTAACAATGAAAACAGTAAGTGAAATGATAGCTTGGTTTAAATCACCAAGCCATATTAAGTGTACTTTAGTAGATATTGATGGTGTTTTAGTTAATGGCATTTCTACTAACTTACGCTTATCAACAGTAGCATATACTGATTCAGTTGCTGGTGCACACTACAATGCTTGTATTGCTGGCGGCTTAAATTTTACAGAATCACTGTCTATGGACGGCAGTATAAGTGTAAATTTTGGCAGCCTAGACTTAATAAATACTTATGGCATCAATGATCAGTTTCTTAACTATGTTTGGAATCGTCGTAGTATAAAAATTTACTTAGGCAGTCCAGGCTGGGTTAAAAGTGATTTTACATTAATTTTTGATGGTTTAGTAAGTGAGCTAACTGCTAATAATGAAAGCATATTAACACTAGTTCTCTACGATAAATTACAACGACTAAATGACTCGCTAACAGAAAAAACACTTTATGATAGCACAGATACATATACTGAAAAAGTAAAAGGTGGCATAAATAATGAAACACTAATGCCGCTACTTTTTGGCGAATGTTTTAATATAACTCCACTGTTTGTAGACAATGGAGCAACAGCATCAACACCAACAGTAAAAACAGGCTATGTTTACATGGTAAATGATGGACCTGTTCAGGGCATAATTGAAGTACGAGATAATGGAGTACCTGTTAAATTTACTGCTAATACTACTAAAGGATTATTTACTTTAACTAAAAATCCTTTTGGTACTATAACTTGTAGTGTTCAAGGAAATAATACTGCTGGGTATACTAATACTATACCTGGCATTATTACTAAAATTGTTAAAAACTACGGCAATAGTGAAAATAGGTTTACAGACAGCGAAATTGATTTTACCAGTTTTACTAATACAGCACAAGTAGGTGTTTATTGTAAAGATGCAACAAACACTATGCAAGTATGTAATGAACTAGCTAAAAGTGTCAGTGCTAATCTTATATGTCCTAGTATAAGTGTGGCTAGTGATGGCGAAACAATTACTAGCAGCAAATTAAAATTAGTAGAATTAAAGGTACCTAGTGGTACCCCTAAGTATACACTTAGTGACGATTACATGGTTTTAGGTAGTTTAAGTATTGGAGAAATCTTTCCTGTAAAACCTAGTATTAAACTAGGCTATTGTAAAAATTATACTGCACAAAAACAGCTTGCTGCAGGAGTTAATCCTGACAATAGGTTTGATACTGAATATTTAACAGTATATACTATTGATGCTGCTGCTGTTGCTATATACAAAGAAACTGGAAAAATAGCTGTTGAAAATACGTTATTATTAAAAGAAGCAGCAGCTAATACCGAATCAGATAAAAGACTTAGTTTATGGGGAGTACGCAGACTTTTAATAACTGCTACTTATTTACCAGAGTTTATATTTGTACAATTAGGTGATGTAGTAACGCTTAAATCTAGTAGATTTAATTTAAGTGCAGGAAAACTAGGCATAGTTTATAGCGTAACTAGAAACTGGATTACTGGAATGGTTGACATAGGAGTTTTAGTGTAAATGGCAACAACACCAATTAATGATAGAGATCTAAGACTACAATCAACTAGTCCCAGAGTACTACAAAATGGTAGTAATTATGTACTATTAAAATCAACAAGTGAGCAGTTTAAATACGGTAGTAATAGTACTGCTGTTCAACCAGCTAGTATTGAAGTAACCACAGTACTAGCTGGTTTATTATCCGGCGAAACTCCTAGTTATACTTATACTGGATTTACTACTACACCTACACTTAGTAGTGATAAATTAACTATTTTGCCTGCTAATATATCTGGTGATGTTGCTACTATAACTGCTACTATTAGTTATTTAGGTATAGACTATACTGATGTCCTAACTATTAGTAAAATATACGATCAAATAACTGCTAGTACAGACAGAAAACTAGATATAGTAACTACTGATTCTACTGGTTTAGTATATACTTTACCCAGTGCTGCAAATTACTTAAAGTTGTATAGTGGTGCCTCAGTAATTACTGATGGTGTAACTTATAGTCCTGCATCTATTACACAAAATGGTTTAACAGTTTCTGTAAATACTACAACAGGTCAAATTACTGTTAGTAACACTAGCACAGGTAGTTGGACTAGTAGTAGCGAAAATTTTACTTTAACTGCTACTAAGAATTCTGTAGCTTATACTACTATTTATACTATAGCTAAAAGTAAAGCTGGTGTTGCGGGCACTGCAGGTCAAGCAGGCCCTTTAGTTGATATATCTGGTTTAACTACTTTTTATAAAAACTCTGCTGGAATAATTAGTCCTAGTAATGTTACACTAAGTGCAGTTACACAAAATGTTACTAGTCCTAGCTATAGTTGGTCAGTAAGTTACGGAACACCTAGTTCAAGCTCTAGTAGTTCAATCACTATTACACCTACAGGTACACAATCTTATGTAACAGTTAGTTTAACAGTTACAGGCAGTAATATATCTACTACAACCATTACTAAAACAATGGCAATTGTAGAACAAGGTGTAGTTGGTCAAACCGGTCAAGCTGGATCCATGACAGCTTTTCCTAGTATATATCAATGGTTGGCTAATGGGCAAACACCTACTAATCCAACTGCTGGTACTTATACTTGGAGTACTGGAGCATATAGTTCAGTTACTAGTAGTAGTGGAACTTGGTATACCACAACACCAGCTACTCCTGGAAAGGGCTATACCTTATACTCAATTACAATTCCACTTACAGTATCAGGCACTACTACTCAAAGTACCTTAGACTGGGCTAGTTATACTATTCGTGCTATAGGTATTACTGGTACAGATGGTTCTACAGGTGCTAATGGTAGCGGTACTTATGTAATTACTCGTTCAAGTGGTAGTGGTGTTAATACTGACCCTAGTGATGCTGAAGTTCAAGCAGTTGTAAAAAGAGCCAAAGTAACCGGCGATATTGTTACTATTACTGATGGTAGTAATTCCAGAGTAGTTCAATGGACCGGATCTATTTGGGCACAACAAACCAGTTATATTACAGGTTCGCTAATTGTTGAAAATACTATTACTGGTAATAAAATAGTTGCTGGCAGTGTAAGTGCTAGTAAATTCTCAGGCGGTAGTTTTCAATCTATTGATGGTAACTTTAATATTACCATGGGCGATGCTCTTAATGTAGCAGTACCAGAAACTTTTACAACTATTAATGGTATAGGAATTCAGCGCAGTAATAGTAGTAGTACTAATACAAGTACTTTTGGACTTACACCTGGACTTGTATATGAAATTGTTGATCTTGGTAATACTGTTTGGCCAGGTTATAATCAATATGGTCCTACAAAGTGGTTTACACCTTCTGCTAGTTTTACAGGTAATGGTACTGGCGTTGTTAAAAAACTACCTGGAAGTGGTATCATAATCAATGATCAAACTATACTAGGAGATATAAGTAACTTTTTTGCAGGATTTACTTCTTATTCTAAGTATGGCTGTGCTGCTAGATTTTATTCAGAGGCTGGTACTTATGGTAGTGGTACAATTACAAATGTTACTAGTATTAGCGGAACTGCATATAAAGCGTTAGAGATATTTGGTACATTTAATGGTTATGCAATAGATGTAACAAATAAAGGTTATACTGCTGCAAGTTTTTATGGAGGCGGTACTAGTACTGCAGTAATAATTAGAAATATAACTTCTAGTTTTACTAATGGTACTGGTATAGGTCTTTCTGTTGCAGGTGGCAGTAGTATTAATCCTGCAATAGATGTACAAAATCAATCAGGATCTAGTTATATAGCTATTAGAACCACAGGTATTATTGATGTAACTGGTAATATTAGAGCTAGCGGTAATGTTATTGCTTACTACTCTGATGATAGACTAAAAACTAATCTAGGCGTAATACCAAATGCCTTAGAAAAGCTAAATACATTATCTGGATTTTACTACGAGCCTAACGAGTTAGCACAACAACTAGGTTATCAAAAACGTCGTGAAATTGGTGTTAGTGCTCAACAAGTACAAAAAATCTTGCCAGAAATTATACATAGTGCACCTATTAATGATAAGTATTTAACTATAGATTATGAACGATTAATTCCACTTATTATTGAGGCTATTAAAGAGCTGGATAGGAGAACTAAGTGACTACGCCTATTTCACCTAATCCAATTAGTCTAGATGATGTTCAAACAGAATTTGGTGGCTCAAATCCTATTGAAATTGTAGAATACTATGCAGGTGGAAGTTATGTGCCTGTAAGTGTAACTGGCATACCTACTAGTGGACAAATTAGCTTAAACGATTTTTACAATAAAACAAAAACAGTTTATGCGTTTAGTAGCGCAACAATGAGTGTTACTAGTAATGTATATCCATTTAACTCTACTATTAGTTGGACCAGTAATTTACCTACAGGCGGATATGTTAATATTACTATTACATATCCTAATAGCACTACTAGTACTCTTAGTAACTTAGGGATAAACAGTAGTTCAACTGTTAATTTTACTCAGTCTACAGGAGTAGGTGCTGGTAGCGTAACATTGCGAGGATATAATAGTGCCGGCAGTCTATTAGTAACTACAACAATAAATTATACAGTATTGCAAAGTGCAGTTCTTAATAATGTATACTTTAGTCCTAGTAGTATAACTGCTGGAGTTACTTCTTTTGCGCTTTATTGGTCAGTTTCTTATGCTAGTAAGGTAGATTGGTATATTACTTATCCAAATGGTACTGTAGTTAGTGGTAGTAGTACTAATTTAGATTCTAATACTACTCAATATATTAGTTATAGCTCTGGAACAATGTTTGGTGAAATAGTTGCCTATGGTACAAATGGAGGCACTGTATCTAGACAGATTAATATTGCTGTTGCAGCTCAGCCCACTTATACATTTACACGTTCTGCAGCTAGTGTTAATGAAGGCGGTAGTTTTAGTATTACCTTTTCAACAAATCAAGCTGGTTACTATAGTTATACAATTAGTGGAGTATCTAGTAATGACATTAGTGGTGCTGGATTAACAGGATACGTAACTAATGGTTCAGTTTTAAGTTATTCTGTAACTGAAGATCAACTTACAGAAGGCACAGAATATTTTACTATTAGCTTAGATAATGGTTTGGCTAGTACTACTGTTACAATCAATGATACAAGTGTTGCTATTGTATATCCTAGTATTAGCGGACTTACTGCCTCACCCACTAATGCATATCCTGATAGCGCTATTACAGTTAGTTGGAATCCTACTAATGCTGTTACTAGCAGTACTATATTGCAAATATTTTTTCCAACAGGCGGATACTATCAATTTACAAATATGGCTGCTAATTCCAGATATTTTGGGCCATATTCCTTTACTGACGTAGGTTTATATACTGTAAATGTATATGTATACTCTGTTACTGGACAGCAAGCATCAGCTAGTACAAATTTCTATGTTAGAACGCTTGAAATAATACCTACTATTAGTGCTAGTGCTTCACCAACTAGTGGTTATAATACTGATGTTATAACTGTTAGTTGGAATACTACAAATGCTAGCTATGTTAATATAAATATTACATATCCTGGCGGTTCAGGCCAATCATATAATACATATAATGTTAATAGCAGTACTACATTTGGGGGCAGTGGTGTGCTACCAATTGGATCATATAGTATGACATTAACTGCATACTCTAGTACTAGTAATACTGCAAGTACTACAGTATACTGGACTTTTAATGCGGCAGCTGTTTTTACTGCTACATACGCTGGAAGCGGTCAATTTCCTGGTGGATATGGTCCAAACGTATATGTTAATAGTGATAATATAATTATTTATGGTCGTGGTAATAATAGTATAGACTATTTTGGACAAGTTTTTTATACAACAAATATGGCAGGGTATGTTACCCTTTATTTAAATGTTAGTACTGAAGCTAATTATGATTTTGGTTATATATATTTAGATGGAACTTTAATAGGTTCTGGTAGTGGTGTTTCGTCTCCAGTCCAAGGTGCAAAAAGATACGTTGCAGCAGGATCACATTATATACAAGTAAGATATACAAAAGACGGTAGTGTTAGTGGTAATGATGATGGGGTAGGGGGTAGTTGGTCTTGGAGCGCTACTTAATTTAACAAGGATTTTTAAATGGCAAATTATAAAGAAGTAACCGGCTCTGGTACTAGTTGGACTAGAGCTAATCGTGTAATGATTTTAAATCCGCTTGAGCCGGAAATACCAAAACAAATTTCATTTTTTGAAGAAATTATAGCCCAAGTAGATGGTACAACTATTAGATCTGAAGTGGGATATGTTCCCGTATATTATTCAGCTGATAAACTCATTGAGTTACTAGACCCTAGTACGGGTGAACCAACAGGTGAAACAATTTTACAAAGCAAAGTATATCAAGCACTTTACTCACTATACTTAGCAGCAGCACAACAACGCGATATTGCGGCTACTATGCCAATGGTTATACCAACTCAAGTAGTACAAGTACCCCCTGGCGCACAGCCCACCTAAACAGGAAATACCATGGCAAATCTACGAATACTCTACAATAACGTTGCGGATCAGGCAACAATTACCGCTAGTACTACTGCAAGTGGATTTGCTGCCAGCAATATGCAAAACGCGCAAAAAACTAGTGTGCACCGTAGTACTGGTAATACAGTAACTTACACTCTACTTTGGACAGGATTAGGAAATAGTCAAAGAGTTAATGGTATAGCGCTACCAGCTACTAATTTAAATGATAATGATATTATTCAGGTTAAATTATACGATGATTGGAGATGGCCAGCATATGGTAATTTAGTAGTTAGTAGTAATACTACTGCATGTTCAGGCAGAAGTACATTACTACAAGGCGGAGAAACTACCACAGACTATACACAATTTAGTTTTGGTGGAGCTAGTAAAACCAGCATATGGTTTTCACAAGTTTATACTATTCATCGAATTGAAATTACACTAACTAGTACTAGTGTTAGTCAAATTGATTGTAGTAGAATTGTTTGTGGCGAATATTGGGAGCCTACACGCCAAGTGGATAAAGGTATTGAGCTAGGCTTTACGGATCAAAGTGATATACTTACTACACGCAGTGGTAATACTTATGTAGACCGCAAGCCTATTGTAGAGACCATGAATTTTCAATTAAATTATATAACTGATGTAGACAGAGCTACTTTTATGCGAATTATGCGTAGTTGGGGTACAACGGGGTTAATCTATGTATGTGTATTTCCAGATAACACAAATCCTGAACTAACACAGGCATATAGTATCTATGGCAGAAATCAAACTA